TCATCAGCCAATCGGCTGGTCAACACACGTCCACAGTCAAAGCAGGTTGTCCGATCCTCTTGGACTAGATCCCCTGCAACGACCCTCTGGATACAATAATCGCTCACGGTCTTGTGCTGGCACCCGTTGATGGCACCGAAGAGTTCGTGACACCGCTTCTCGGCTTCCTGGCATATCTGATAGCCGATCTCTTTCGCGGCGTAGTTATGTGTCCGGTTCCACTCGTCGACCATGTTCTGCCAGTCGCGCCACAGTGCATCACGGTCTTCCCGTTCGTGTGCATATTCAGACTTGAGTTGATCCAATCTGGAGGTGGGGTTTATGAGGCTCATCTCTACTCCTGCCTTTGTGGGTACACGATCTTCCCGTTGGTGGGGATCTCGATCTTCGGGATGGCCACGAATAGCGCATCGTACCGCTCGTTGATTAGGTTGCGGATTTCCCCCGCCATGCTCCGGTTTTCCTCTTTGGCAATCGCGGTCAGCTTGCGCCTGGTTTCGTCATCGATAGAAATTAGTAATCGTTTATCAGCCATATTCAACTCCTATTAGTTTATATCATCAATATATCATATATTTTATAAAATGCAATAGGCAATTTACAAACTCGTTTTGGAATTAGATCTCGCGGGACAACAATATTCCGACCCCGTCCTGTTGGTGGAACACGTTCTAGCTTGCCAAAAAACGGGCTTAAACTCGGGACGAATAATCGTTTATTTCGCGAAAAGGTAAGTTATGCCGTCCGATGCGTTTTTATGCAATTTATGGGGGGTTAATAGCGAAATGTCGATTTTAGTAATGCCCACATTATGCCATATTCCCTGACGATTAACCAAATCTTTACGACATTTGACGGCAATTGACGAAATTTTCAGCAAACGCTGAAAACCATGATTATAATAATCTGGATTAGTATAAGCTAACTCCCGAACCACCTCACATGGCGGTTCGGGAGTTGCTGACTGGCATCAGCCCCCTTGCGGGGGCTTCAGATCTTTGCCTACTCATGGTAGGTAAGGCTATAACATAATCCGACAAGCCTTCGTAGTCTCACCACTTCGCCGATCAGGCAGGACAGGTGACTTTCTCTTTAATGTCTTGTTGGTGGGACATACCACCAGCATAAGACCCGTATTCATGGTGTCCAGGTCGCTCAACATTGCGATGTAGTCGGAGCTTTAGGCGATGACGTCCGCTCCCAAGATGGCGTTACCTGCGTGCTCTGCGTGGTGGGGTCATCCGTCACGCATTACGTTGTCCGCTCTGGCTCGCCACACCCCCGCAATACGCCTTAGTGACGATTGCCCTCGATGCACCAATTTAGTCGGGTAGGGAATTGCACCCTATTGATTCGGTTACTTGTACCTGATACGCCTTTTACGCTCCGACTAATGTAGCTCAATGGATTAGAGTTAATAAAATCATACCACAACCTTATAGGCTTGTGCCAGCTTCCCGTTTGATATTCGCATACCGACAGATACCAGCTTGCCTTCCTTGACCCACTTCTTGACCATGTTGCTCATGGTTTGATATTCGCAACTTCTATCCGGTATTTCGTCAATCATCATTGGAACGGTCTTTTCTCCAGGTTTGAGCGGAATAGGTACGTCTTTATAAAGTTCTTTCCAAAAATCGTCATTACTTATACCTAACTCGTTTTCAGAAACGATTGTCATTCGTTCCTCATTTCGTCTCTGTGAGGTCTATACATCACCGCCTCTACATCTGCTTTACCGTCTTCACAGGTTATTATCAACCCGCCTATTTTTGGCATATCGTTTCCACGTCCGATCCTGTGGGTGAATGCAGATTTCATGCACCAGCATGGCATGGTCAAGGCATGGATAGGAAAATTTATACCGCTATCCGAAAGACGATGCATATGTCCTCGTAGAGCAATATGAGGATAGGGTTCCTCCCATTCTGCGTATTCATACATGAGTTGAACCGCCAATTTGTTTGATGCGTTTTTTTCCGTCCAGGGAGCGAACCCCATCGAAATATGATGAGCAACGTCGAATCTAACTCCCGCGATTTTTGTTCTCAAATACCACCAGGAAAACGCACCCCTTTTATCGTAAGGGACAATATTAACCAGATCCTTTGCTATCATTTCTTCGCTTGGGGAACTCTGTCCGACATGATACTCTGTTCCTCTGACAATAAAAACCTTTTCCGCCCTGTCTGTTAGCGGAGATAGAGCGGTCATTGCCATGTCGTGAATAGTGGATTTATTACGGGAAATATGCTGTAAACTTTTGGATCCATCCGCTTCCACAATATCCCCGTTTAAAATAACATACACTGGATTTTTAACAGAATGCGCCTTTTCGCAAAAATCCAACCACGCCTTCCATAAAACCCGTTGTGGTTTTGAGGGTAGATAAGTCCCACCATCGTCGAGTTGCACGCTTGGCGGACATAAACCACCAGTAAAGTTGATATGTAAATCCGAGACTGCGACTACAGTTATTTTAGTCAATGGTCATCCTTTCCTAATGTACCAATAAAATGAGCCTGGATACCGCGTCCAGTACGACTGCGGCGGTGATAATTCCCCCAATCCAATTTATCAGTTTTAAATTTGCCTTGACCATCCCCATGTCGGCTTTCAGTCCAGGGTTACCATTCCCGTCAATATCCGCATCGTGTTCTTTTGTGCAATCTTGCAAGTCTTCTATCTCCAACGCCTGGACTACGTTCTGGGTCTGGATCTCCTGGACTATTTTTAGTATTGCGTCAATTTTCTCTGTGTTTGTTGCCATGTTATCCACCTCGCCAGTAGCAAATATTGGAGCCGACTGATAGGAGTAAGTTGGTTGTGCCCGCCGTATTCTGTGCCCACTGGAGGTAGACCGTTCCAGGGGTGGTACCCATGTTAATTATTCCGGAGAAATTAGCCCGCGTGTAATAGTTCGCACCCGGTCTTGCCGCGACAGAACCTTCGGTCAGTACGACGGATGGAACGTCGGTAAGCGTTTCGGAGGCGTTCGAATTATTCCAGTACATGGTCGCTCCGGCTGGAACCGACCAGCCACACTTGAAGTCAGCTGTAGTCCCCTTTGAGTTGTAGTACAGGTCGGCAAAGAACCCGTACCACTGATTGGCACTGACTGGAAATAACAGCGTTGAGTCATTGGCTAAAGTTGTCGAATTTGTCACCGTACCGATACCGGTTCTCATCACGTACTTTGGCGCGCCGTATGGGTCGATCCCGAGCAGCGCCATTGTCTGTGCCAGCGTCTTCTTTATCCACGCGCCCGAGCCGGAGGCAACCAGAAAATCGGAGGCGGCGGTAGCCAGATCGTGGGTTGGGAATAACGCCTTTATCGTTGCCCACTGTATTTTTTTGGTAGTGGTAACGCTTGTGTCCACGACTGCGAACACATCGTCGGTCGCGGGTTCGACAGCTAATTCAGTTAATGAACTTATCTTTGCCATAATTACTCCTACACGTAAATAATCACCAACTTAGGGCGGTACGCGGCCGTTGCGTGACTGGAGGATGCCCACTGGTACACATCCGCACCCTCGGCGTCCGTTCTAATCACCATGCCATAGTTGGATGTTGCCCCGTTTATCCATTCCTGTACTTTGGCAGCATTAAGGGTTATTGCGACGGGCGTATTCAATGTCAATGATTCTGATACTGCCACGCTCCCGAGCGGAGTTGATTCGCGGTCGTTGGTCGTGTTATTTGCCCCGTATGCTGACCAGTTATTTGTCCCGTTCCAGGTCAACCAGGTCGAGGTCAATTCGCCCCAATCACGCAAGCAGCGGTAGACATTTAGCGTCCGCGCGCTGGTACTCATATCCACAACCGGGGTGAGATACATCGTTGCGGATATGACAGATGCGTTGGTCGGTGGGGAGTTCGTGCCTTTGGTCAGATCAAATTTTAACAACCCGCGTACAGTAATGCCACTACTGTTGCCAATATACATGGTCGTCGCGGTACCATAGTTGGTGATAATTCCACCCAGAGCGTCATCACTCATGTAGTTGTCGATCCCGTCCGTTTCAGTCGGCTGGGTCGTGTAGGTTACCGTTCCCGGCAGGGACGGTAGTCCGGTGCCGATGACCTTGCCGACCACCCCGAAACAGTTGTCCAACAGGTTCCAACTGTTCCCGATCCCGTTGGTGACGTAATCAGATATGTACTCCGCCCGAATGCATGGCGCTTGAAACTGCATGACGCTATCGAGCGAGGCAATTTGCGTGCCGGCAATTCCGGCATTGTATAAACTTGTAATACCAGTCGCGCCGATAACCGAATCATAGATACGCACGTCATTGATGGTGCCGCCAAAACCGCCACCGAGTACAAAAGTCGCGGATTTATAATTTCCGGTGGTCAGATATAATCCGTCCTCGGCTATTGTCCCCGCCGGAGTGCTTAATACAACTGGAGAGGACGTGACTCCATTTATATAGAAATCCGGATTATTGGCATTATTTGCCGAATTACGACTCACAACAATATTAGTTACTGTACCTAATGGAATAAAACCACCTACCCATGTCCCGTTCGTGACAGACGAACACTGGACAAACTGGACAGAACCAGCGGTGGTTATCCCCAACCACCAGCCCGCGTACCCGCTGGTCATTGCCAGGATGGTGTTGTTTACCGTCCCACGACTGGACTGATTTACCCACACGCTGATGGTGCGCGTGTTGACATTCCACAAATAGGGTATCTGTCCCCAATCAATGGCGTAGGCATTGGCAGCGGAGAACACAAGCGGAATTAGCGATAACCCATTGCGCAAGCTGTACTGTTGGCGCAATTTCCAGGTGAACCAGATGATGGAATTACTTCCCTCGCCGATGATGGTCGCGGTTATGCTCTGGACGTAGAAATAACCATTGATACCCGTTTGTGTCTCACTGATATTGACCAACGAGCCGATATCGATATTTAGGAACGCCTGCATATTCTCGTCGCTCTTGTTGGCAATAAAGGACACTTCGGAGGCTTCCAGGTGAGGACGTTTCTCGCGCTCTACGATCTTTTCGGCTTCCAACGCGCCCGGAGCAATATCCTGCAGATAGGGTTGGTTGATGCTCTTGCTCTGGTCACCGTAAGCCGCAATAGACGTTCCATCCGTGGCTTCGTATTCCACCGGGTAATCAGGATATACCCCGTACCCGCGCGCCTGTACCCAGACGTAACCCGTCGCGGTATTACCATTCGTCAAATCATAAGTGACACTCTCAGCCGAATAAGTAGCCACGATGGTCAGGTCACCAGTGATATTCGAACCCGTCCCATCCCAATTGGTGTACATGGTGTAGTCCGTGGTACCCACGGGAGTTATCATATTCTTGCCCGTGATCGGCTTACCACCGTCCGGGTCGGAAAATGCACCCGTAACGTGTGTGAGTATGCCGGAGGCGAGTTTAGCCCGCTTCTGCAGGCTGAATAATATTTGCGGGGTAGTGTCTTCCTTTTTAGGTTCGACCTTGACGGTGAAACGATTTACCAGTCCCTTGCCATAAGTGACTTTCAGGTCGGAGAACATTCCATCGTTGAAAATAGCGCTTCTCGGCGTATTGACGTTTAACGCTTCCCCGTCCTCTGCCAGTAGAGACGTGCTGTCTTCTGCCAGTAGATTGGCTGTTTCACTGGAACCCATTGGCAGGACATCCAACTGTCGCATCCCATTACGCGCCTGATTGTTGTCGAACACCAGCGTCTCGCCATGAGCCGCGTCCTTCTTCAAATAAACATAACCGAACTCACTGTTCGCTATTTTATTGAATTCAGACAATGCTTTAGTCGTGGTCGTGACAGTATCGAATGATTGTGGAAAGGTATTGATACCAGTATCCAGGTCGGATGAGATTGGTTTGACGGGCATGCCGGACTTGATGGTGGTTATCACCTGGTCAGCCGTTTGGTCAGCCGTGATATTCACCCCGCTCACGTTGTACTTTGCGGCGTTATCCATCCAGTCCACGACGGTCACTTCCACGGTGCGCTCGTCGTATATACCCGCGGATATATTGATACTGCTTATCTGTCCATAAAAGCGGATGAACGTCTCCCCGTCGTAAGTGACCACGAGTTTAGCCGGGATACCGGACTTCCACCCGCTCAATGCGCTTACCGCCCCCGGCGTATAAGTGGATGATGAATTATCCAGAACGAATGATAATTGCCCGGTGCGTGCCACCAGATCGGTAGCCCCACTGCCCGGTAAGCCCGCGCTAAAGTTGTAGTTGTCAACCACGTCGCTGGTAATATTTACCCAGGTAGCGACGGGCTTCACCCACAATGCGACAGCTGCGTTTAATGTCATCTGACCGCCTGCAACACTGCGTCGCGTACTATGATAGCCAGTCTGTCATAGTCTATTGGGTCGGATTTGCCCCCACCTATCTCGCCCCCGCCCGCGAACGAGCGCATACCCCCGCCCATCTTAGAGCGGGTCTCGTTGGCGTTGTAGACCTTGACGCCCCCGCCTGGAATGGCTTCAACCATTTCCGAGTAAGGCGTCGGTATTCCTCCCGGCATGTCACCCACCAGTGCGGTTTGTCCGGAACCGATAACGCCGCCCGTCCACTTGTAATCATAATCCCCATTCCAACTACCACCCCCGTTGGAATTATTCATCAAGAAATCATATCGGACAAGATCGCCTGTAAAACTGACTATAACTTTAGCTTCCGTTTCGTGAGGCTTCTCGAAGTCCGTCATAGTTGTCATTAGGTCATCAACTTGCTTCTTATCGACTACCGCAGTTATATTGGTCTCGGTTTTTGGAAACACAAACGTACCGTCGAATAAACTTCTGGCTAAATTTGAATCGCTGGATGTAAAATCTGTCAAACCTACAGTTACACCTATATTTAATTTAACACCCTTGTCTTCTATCCCAGCGAGTATTGCATTGGCTTCATTTCTCGCAGTGGTGGCTTCTGCAATAATTGTGTCAGAATAAATACCCCACTTCACACCAAGAGCGAGTAATCCAGTAGTTTCCTGCTCTGTTAAGCCGTCGGCTGCCAACTCTTGTGATATATAACCGAATATTATTTTTTGGTTGGCTTCTTGGTGTTTTCGCGCATTTTCTTCAATTGCATTGCTGTTTTCTTCAATCTTGTCATTAAGACCAGTTACTGTATCAGATACGTTCAGCCACGCGTCCCCTTCGAGCCAGGCAATTTTCCCCGCTATTTTAGCCCGCTCTTCTTCTGTGAGGGTAGTATCCTTCAGTGCATCTTGATATTTTTCGATTTGGTCAATACCCCATTGTCGCGCGTTAAAGATATATTCTTCTTTTTCTTGAATCAACCCAGCGCGTTCTTCTTCAAGAGACATTGATGTTTCTTGAAACGATGTTTCTGCCGCCTGCATCTGGTCTAGTAATCCTACAAACGATGCATTAGTTGCCATTGCGGCGACAGAAGCTTCATCCAAACCCGCCATAGACAGCTTTGAAGCCTCCAGGGCGGCAGCGTAATCTGTTTGAGCTTTAGTTGCCCGTCCGGTTGCATCTTTATTCTGGTCAGAAGCGCTTATGGCGTTATACATTGCCTCGGACATTAAAGATTGTTTGAAGGCATTGACAGACATTACTTTCTCGCCAAAACTCAATGTGTCGAAAAAATCCATCATGGCGCGGTTGTAATTCTCATAACTTCTCGCATTCTCGGCGGTTTTTACGCTTAATCCATCAAAAGCGCTCCCCATCGTCGAAGCACCTTCGATGGTGGTCGCCATGTTGTTCGCAACCGTTGTCAGGACAGGAGCAAGCTGTTGACCGATAGCTACCTTGAGTCCTTCGGCTGCATCCGCGAGGTTATCTTGAGCGGTTTCATATGCTCTGGCTTTCTGTACTGCCTGGTCGGTCAATATCAAATTTTTGGAAATCGAATCGGCTTGTGCCGAAATAGCATCGCTGCCTTTTGACATGACTTCGGCAAAAGCAACTCCGGCCTTACCAAAATTATTGGTAAGAAATTGTTGTTTCTCCGCCCCGTTATTCAAGCGCAAATAAGCGTCCGACATTTCCATTAATGTCGGGATGGTCATGGATTTACCCTCTTTTGCCATTGCCCGCTGTGCAACAAGTACCTGGTCAGTGCTTATCTTATAATCATCCAACGTCTGGATCAGGCGCGAATTATTTTCGGACGAATCCCCGTTTACTTGATTTAGTGTGCGCACGCTGTTGGCAAGGTCGACGTAAGAACCCACCGTATCATCAACGACCTTTTTTCCTGCCAGGTATGCGCCCGCCAAGATACCAGCCGCCATAGCCACGCTACCCATCATGGTCTTTACCGAATCAAGCGCACCCTTTGTACCTCTCAAGGCGGGGGTAAGGGTATCTTTTGCGGATATTTCGGCGTAGAATGATGCAATTTTTGTACTCACTATCTCACCTTTTTAGCCTTAGCCCTGCCTTCATCAACCTGGAGAAACTCATAAAAATCAGCCAGTGAAAGAGCGTCAATATATTCCAGTGTCCAACCAAATCTTTCTGCCATGAGCCAGCGATAATATTCAAACGGTATTTCCGCCTCATACCCGCCCAGCGCGATAGTTATGCGCCGGGCGAGGTAGGGTTTTCCAGTGGCTGGCGGAACACATCGAACATGGTCTTGTTCAACAACTTCCAGTCGTTAACGGTGAGCCCATGCAGTTCTTCTAGTGTCAATCCAGCCACGCGCGACTGTACCGCGTCGCCCGCTTCGACTTTTTGTTTCGCGTCAAACATATCTCGCCATTCCTGGATGGTCACTTTCGACAGGTCAATAAATATCTCGCGCCCGTCCGAAAGAACGCAATCCGGCTTCTTTATTTCAGTCATATTATTCCTTTCAATCAGCAAACCTGATTAGTTGGAGGCAATTGCGAAGGCGCCGTTACCCTGCCATGAGATATTGACATGCACCAGGTCGTTATAGGCAAAGTCGGTCAATGGAAACTTATCGATCATGCAAGGCAGCGTTATCTTCTGCTTGCCAGTCGCAGTTCCTTCCGGTTGGACGACGACCGTGCCAATCTGCCCCATTGCGCATTGAGCGGTCAAGGCTGTGCCGCTGGTTTGAGCCAATCCATCAAATGAGGCGGTGAAATCCGTCGCGCCCGTGATGTAGCTCTCAAATGCCTCGGATGAAGCGCGGGTCTTATATTTCTCGATCGACGGTGCCCAGGTAAATTTCTGGTAATCCGCCGTGAGTGTGGTCGTGCCCGTGGAAGTTGTCCAGGTGCAAACCAGATCCTTTCCTGTATATTCAGCCATTTTTTAATCTCCTTAATTTCGATCCAATAAAATACGGTAAACATCACCGCTTGTCCACGTTATTTTTTTACTTTCGTCCACGTCCGAGAATTGAATGTGCGGTGCTTCTGCGATCAACTCGGCGTTTGTCCAACCAGTCACGGTCAGTGGCAACCTGTCCAACAGGGTAAATATCGCCTCGGATATTGAGCCAGCCGCGAGTGCGCTCACGTCCGAGTAGCCGCGTACGTAAATTACCGCGTTGGCGTCCACGTGTCTTGAAGTAGGTGTGTACCCGCCGCCCTGAATAGAGTAGACGGCGTATGGCGGGGTTTGCCCGTCCGGCGCTTGCCCGTGATAGATATAAGTTCCACCAAGCAGAGCGGTCAAAGCCGTTCCGCCTGCCAGCCGCGAGTAGAGTGCTGTCCAAAATGCGTTTATCATTCGAACACCTTCTTGAGATATTCTTCAAACTTTCTGTCGGCATTCTCAATGGCGGGCGTCATAAACGGTTTGTAAGGATAATTAGGTTGCGAAGGTTTTCCAAACTCTTGAAAAACAGCATAATTTACACCAGGCGCCACGTAAGCGGTCATTAATGGCGGGTTGCCTGGTGTTGGGTCGGAAAACTCAGTATTTGGATTCATATAGTTTGCCGCCTGTTCTGCTTGGCTGACATCGCTTCCTTTGCTAGTTTTGACAAAGATACTGGCACGCATCGCACCTGTAGCCACTTTAGCCAGATTAATGGCATTGGCGGCAACATCAAACGCTGTGGCACGGATCGCCTTATCCACCATTTCCGGCGATACTTTTATCAACCTCTGTAATACAGCGTCATCCAAAATAAATGTACTCATGTCACCCGCTCCAATATCGCCCGCGTAGTCAATTTCCAGGACGAACCCAGGTTGATGGAAACCACGTTGTAGAGGTATCCACCCATCTCAATTCGGTTGGCAGTGGATATGCTCTCACTGGCAGTGGTAGTGAGCACAAAACGGGTATACGGTATCAATGCATCCGCACGCATGGCTTCCCTGCCTGTCAGCATATCCAACCTGCAAACCACGCCGGAGGCGACCGTGCCCCACGTTTCAATCCACCCGCCCGCCCCGTCGCTTGCGTGAGCGACAGACAGGATGGTGCATGTGTCCGGCATTATTTCAGCCAGCACAGAGCGCATGTCGGATAATTCCTTAGTAGATATCATCCGCCCTCCCCAGTGATATGCAGTTCACACCATCACCGCTCAAGCCGAGGTAATAATTCATCTGGTCGCGTGCGTGCGTGAACAACTGTTCGCGCTTGACGGAATGATTGTCGCTCGAAAAATCATAAGCACTGGCATAGTGGCTGACCTTTTTTCGCCACACTTCAGCAGCCGCGGCATTCAGATCGTAAGCAGCACAAGTCACGTTGTAAATAACCGCCGTAACCTGGTCGGTTGCAAATGTGATTTTTCCGACGTTGTAATCAACGGAATAGAGAGCGGACGATACGGATGTGCCGGTCGTGTCCAGCACTTTGAAGATAGCCGTCCCGCCGGTGGTTTTCTCAATATTACCGCGCCCGATGTAGTAATCCTTGTACTCATACCCGCCCGACTTGCGGGTTGGAACAAGCGTCAATGGCTCGTTATCCAGCAACCACGCGTGCTTGTCCAGGATGTCTTGCAGCTGCTTGTCAGACCAATACCCCTGATTAACAACGACATAATCATCGGCACTGGCTTCGGTCATGCCGCGTAGTTCTGTAATAATATCCACCATGCCGGATCGAGCCGCGACGGATGGATAGAACACGTCCACGATCAATCGGGCGGTTGAAATATCACCGTCGTTGAAAGTCGCTTGCACATCGACATAATTCACACCGAGGGTTGCCAGAGGGCCGACGGTCACATACACATATGGACTGGTAATGGCGCATGTTACAGCCACAGTTGTACCTCCACCAGGCGGGGTATGCGTGGCAGTGCCAGCCGTGACCGTACCGCCGGATGGAAGCAGGGAGGTAAAGTCAACCGTATGGGTCTTTATCTCATTAGTCGATTGTGAGAGGTTTCCGAATATTTCCGACATGGAGTTCTCCATCGCGTGCCATTACCAGCACTGAATCTTTTGAAGATAAATTGGATCTATTTCCAGTCCGCAACCAGGAGCCGGTCACACCAACGTGTGGTGATGTGGGTGTATTCAAAGTCAGACTGAATATGTCCCCGGTCTGTACCTGGTAGCCCTGTTCTGGAGTGACCGGGTATCCAGTGAATACATTTGGAAGATCTCCGGTCTGTGCCTGATACCCGTCTTCCGGTGTAAGTGGATAAGATGCACGTACCACGCTCGCATCGCCAACTTGGGTTTGAGTTCCCTTGATTGGAGTAGTCGAATAAGTAGCGAATACAGCAACCGCGTCCCCTGCCTGGGTTTGAAATCCATCACTTGGAGTAACATTCAGCCCGGCGCTTTCGAGCGTGACGGTTGCAATATCACCAGTCTGTGCCTGAAAGCCGTCTGCTGGAGTAATTAAATAAGCCGCTCGAACAGTTGGTACGTCTCCGATTTGCGCCTGAAATCCATCACTGGGGGTCAGTGAATAAGCACTGTAAACAACAGACGCATCGCCGGTCTGTGTCTGTACCCCTTTTACGGGGGTGACGAAATACGTGGCGTAAACATTCGGAGCATCACCAACCTGCGCCTGGAAACCGTCCGCTGGGGTGACATTCAGGGATGGTGCGCTGTAACTGACGGTCGCGGCGTCCCCGCCTTGTGTTTGGAATCCGTCAACCGGCGTGACCGGATAACCTGCGCTTACTCCCGCAGTATCTCCGACTTGTGTCTGTAATCCTTCCGCCGGACTTGCGCTGTAGGTTGCAAATACACTGGCGGTATCGCCAACTTGAGCCTGGAAGCCGTCTGAAGGGGTTACGCTCCACGACAGGCTGTAATTTATGGTTACCTTGACGTAATCAAGTGATGCGACGTGAGCGGTATTGTCAGTTCGTCGAAATCTGACAACTCCTAAAAATCCGGCTGTGCCAGAAGTTTTTAGTTGTGCAACAGTTAATCCGGTTGGAACATACGAGACGGTTTCTTCCACCGTACCACCGCTGGTATCTGTGGTTCCAGTTCCAACGGCAGTGCCCGCATTTTGTGCGCTTAGAAAAAATTCAGGCCCAGCGGCGTCAACAGAATCATTCTTCCACTCCGCTGCCAGCGTGACCGTTCCTAATGTTGCACCGTCCGACAGACTGGACAGGTCGAAACCAAACAGGCTGCCGTACCACAGATTTTTGGTGGTACCAGCACGGGTCGAATATGTCCCATCGTTTGCAAAGGCATTCTGCGGATTTGTCCACGCAGTTAGAGTGCCATCTGCAAAGTAAGTGCCGGCATAAACAGTTAAATCAGCCATCGGGTGTTACGAAATTATGCCGATCTCTACCAGGTCAAAGGCGTTGACGGTCATTGTGCCAGCCGCTGTAACAGCCGTGGCGGTACAAGTACCAACCCCGATAATAGTACCGGCGTTATAAAAGGCAATGTGTGACACAGTACCACTGGTCGACACTACCACAGCAGTTCCGGCGGTGGTAATTTTGCGGCTGCCAACCCCAGCATCACCCTGAGCAATCGTCCAGCCCGCCGTGCCATAAGTGGCAGTGCCAAGCGAATAAGTCGCAGACGTGGTAGCTTGCGATACTGTGGTCGGTTGCGCATTACAGATGGCAATATTCGTGGTGTTATCACGGATATAAGCCAACTCCGCATCCATTGCGGTTGCATAAATAAATTTAGCCATTATTTACTCCTTGACATTCACCTCACCCCCATTGGCAGGGGGTTGACGCTTGTCACTTTCGGTCTCTTTTTCCTGCAAAATTCGCAGGTATTGACTCATTTGCAAATAGCGCATGGAACCGTTCCCCATGCCGTGCCAGCCCTCGATAATAGCATCTTCGACATGGTTGGCGGCTGCTAGGCACGAATTCCACTTGGCGGGTATTTCCTCGATCGCGCCAGCCCACTTTGCCTCGCTGCGCATTTTGTGGATCTCTCCCTGTTCGTACCAGGGGAATTCTGTCGTTCCTGGATAATGGGAAGCCCATTCGTTTACGAAAGCGCGTACATCCGCACTGTTCTGCATGAGGATGACGCCCACATTTAGGTGCGCTCCAGGCGTACCTGTCCCGTCGTGTTTGACCATGCCGATTCCAGTTGGGCAACCGGTGCGCAAGTCGGTATTCAGATCCACGATCATGGCGTCGGCATCCACCCAGCACACATACTGGTAATCTTTTTCCAGCATTTGTCGGATCAGCTCGACCTTCGCCCAGCCGCCGTGCCAGGCTTCCCATTCTGGTTTGACAGCCCCGATCACTGTTAGATAATCCATCTGCCACTTATCGGCATACGCCTGGTGACGGTCTTTGACTAATTCCAACATCGGACGGTAATCGTCGTTGTGAAACCAGTTGTAGACTTGCTGGATTAGAACGGCGTCTCTCATTGCTTGACCCCGTTCATGCTGTATTCTGTTTTGCCTTCTCCAGCGATTTTGTCCTCGATTTTCTTCAAGGTAGGCATCCAATATTTTTCCATAATGCGATCCTGGTCATAGGCTTTTGCACCCTTGACGGCGCGCTCACGGTATTCCTGGTTACCCTTCATTTCGTAGGCAGCTTCGAGCCGGTCAACTATCGCACCCACTTTGGGCATAAATAAATTAGACTGCAATGCGCCCCAGAACGGGACGGTCTCTGACTTCGGTACTTTCCAACCAGACCAGACCAATTCTCCTGTACTCGTCCAATCGCCGGTAATGACCGGTGTCCCGCAAGCCTGTGCCTCTATGAGCGGTATTCCAAATCCTTCGCCCATCGACACCAGCATGTGCACGTCCATTGCGCTATACAACTTCGCCATGAATTGATCTGCATAGCCGAGGGTGAGTTGATATTTATTCGGAAAGATGACGTCAATGCCAGGCTTTAATCCTTCCTTGACGCAATAAGCCAGGATGTCGATCTGCTCACCCATTTGTGGGTGCCCATCCATTGTGTGCAGGTACAGTAACGCGTCCGGGTGTTTCTTGTGTAATTCGACAAAGGCGGATATGTTCTGCCAGAACGCTTTGCGTGGGGGATCACCCTTGTTGGCGGCCACCATGCCCACAATAAAGCGGTCTTTGGTCAATCCGGTTATTTTGCGCTCTTCATCCGATAATTCGGACGGTTTATACACATCAGTTTCAACGCCGCAAGGAATGTAATCACAATCCATTCCGGCTTCTTGAATTTTCTCCGCTCCAAACTTGGAACAGGCGATACGGTGATAAGCGGTGCGTGCGACGGCTGCGACTGGCGGGGGAATAGGGTCATGGTCAACCGGTATCCACATAGCCCAACGCGTTTTGATGTCGTTCCCTTGCATGACCCAGATGTCGATGAACGAAATCAGAATATCCGCTTTGAAGTCGTTACAGTGTGCATCCATAACATCAGCACAGAACGGGTGATAAGCCTGACCATATATGAGCAGGTTGTTAATCATCAACGGTGTGCCCTGATGACCATAATTGGCAATGATGGCGGTGGGATGTCCTTTATCTATCAGTCGCTGTGTGATATGCCGCGTCTGGCAACCATAGCCCGTGCACGACCAGGGAGCGTTGGAAGTCCAAGCAATTCTCATTAAATTGTCGCTTTCACGGGGGGCTTTTCAGCCCCCCGATTTGATATTAGGATCAGGTTATGCCGAGCACCCGGCGATTGATACGCCGAAGGTCGGGCGGTACACGCCAACATTGAACACGGCGGATGCGTTCAACTCAGTCACACCACCACCGATACTCTCGTCGCGTTGGGGTGCGATCCGGAAAGCGCGCCGGATGTCCAGAATGGCTGCCTGTTGGCTGAATAATGCGCCATAAGCAGTACCACCAGCCACACCTATGCTCTGGGTGATATTGGCATCAACAAAGAAGTTGATGCCTCCCCAGGAAGCCTGATAGAAGTCCCCAAACTGTTCCATTAACTTTTGGCTCTGGAACAAAGTCGGAGGAGTGCCAGCGGACAGGTCATACCACTGGCGGGGTGCGAGCACACAGTTATAAGGCGGAGGTGCAAATTTAACCCGCAGGTTGGAGGCTTGTTTCAGGAGCCCAGCCCAGGTGATGGCAACGGTTCCCGCCAGTGTACCGGCGGTAAAGTTCGCGGCGGTTGCAAATAGCGTGACAAGAGCGGTGTCAATCGCAACGGCATATAACTGCCCGAGATCGCGTCCTGCATCTGCGGCGACATTGAACGGGTCGGAGGCAATGCGCAGGTCAGAGATGGTGTAAGTCGCCTGATAGAGTGCGGGGGTGATCGAACCAGCCGCGCTCGGTGTGAACGCTTGTGAACTGGAGGCAGTGTCAGTAGCCTCCGACACAGTACCGAATGTTCCACCTGTATAAGCAGCCCAGACGTACTGATTCATACCCGTGTCGCCGCGGGAAAAGACGAGCGGCACCATAATGGAAGCCTCGCGTGCGGTCAGCAACGCGGCTTCGTAAATGTTTGATAGGAAGGCACTAATGCTTCCCGAAGTGTTGATTACAGCCATGACTTATTCTCCTTTTTCTCCAAGTTGGAGTACCCCTCCTCCCAAAGCCTCGTTTGTGGATTGACTGAATAGATCAAATCCTCTCGTCAAGCCAAGACGGGCTTTCTGTTGTGCCACTGTTTCAGCTTGTGAAGCACCGGCGGGATTAGTGGGGTTTATGTTCGGATTTGGCTTTTTAGCCGGGTCCGCTTTAGGCAAAGATTCCATTAAGGCATTGGCATCAGCTTCCAATTCTTCGAGCGTCTCGCCCTTCAAACGATCAACTAATGCAGCCGGAAGACCAACTTTCTGCGCAACGTCTCGCCGCAACAGGGAGAGTTCAAGGCTCTTTTTGTCCGCTTCCGCTCTCGTGGCGCGCTCCTGTGCCTTCTCCAATTCGGTCTTACTGGCTTGCAACCTTTCCAGCTCTGCCTTTTCAAGTTCCTCAAGTTTCTTGCGCCGCCCTGCCTCTTCCTTGTTGCGGGAATGTAATTCTTTTTCCAGGCGCATATTTTCAGCCGTTAATTCGTCCAGCGTCTTTGCTGGTTGATTAGCGGGGTTAACCACAACCGGCTCGGTTGCAGTCGTGGTTGCCACTGTCGGCTCGATAGTGGGTTCCGTGATAGTTGATGTAGACATGATTAAACTCCTTTATTGAAATAAAAAAAACGCGCCTGTGTCATCTCGACACAAGCGCGCCATTTACGGGGGGCTTGCTAATTATTCAGTTTTATCCAGATATTTCTTCTCAATCGCCTTGAGTATCATGATGATCGCCCGGCGAATGAGCTGCCAAAATTCCTTGTCTGTCACTTGAACAACCTGCGCAGTAATAACCTGATCTTCTGCCACATTGTCTTTTTCTTTTTCCAGGGCATTTCAGGATATTGCCCAAACACCAGCGGTTTGGCAGGTATTTTGTACGGATAATGTTTGTCAGGCATTATTCATCTCCTAGAGTAACCGTATAAACACAATAAGACAATTGGTATTTAAGTACCATTAATCATTCTTCCCCGATCAGGTCTTTTAGTGGGGTGACGGTCTTCATGTTTCCGTATACATCATTCGGGGTATTCATGGACAGGTCGGAGAAGTTGAATCTACCTTCTTTCCAGGCGTCATATTTCGTATCACCCATGATGCCACGTTGTTGCTCCTCGGATAATTCATTAAACCAGGCTTCGCCGGTCTGCATATTATCAACCGGGTTTTGTCCCATGACCATTGGCACAGCGACACAGCGGCAGTTGTAATGTCCATCCAGACTTTCATCCAACCCGTGTTCCTGCCCGTGTTCTGCAATACACGCCTCACAAGTAAGGTCATCGAGTTCTGCCATCCACACCCAACCCGTGACTACATCACTGTTGGCGGCATAATTAGCGCGTGAGGCTTCGCGGTATGCCCACAGTTGCACCGTGCGCGCGGTACGCAAGGCGTCCACCAGCCCGCCCCCGAATGCGTTCTCAGCCGCAAGCAGCATCATGCGTGCTGTCTGTTTCGGGTTTACCCCCATTGCAATGGCGTCTAGAATGGCATCTGCTACTTTCTGACCATAATACGGTGCAAGTTGCTCCAATCTCTGGAACAGTGCCCCATTGGGGTCAAGGAATGTCAGCATCTTTAATACCGCTTCCATTGGGATACGGTCGAATGGCACGGAAATAGCCCCTTTCCCGAGCGCAAGTACCTTGAGGATATTATTGGCGTCCAACTCTGCCAACTTGGCGGCTGCCAGTGCCGTCGGGGAAATGTCCATCTTCATGTATATGGCAAATTGAGATAGTTCCGTATTGATCGCTTTTTGCAGGGAGATGTATTGTGCCAGCTTTGCGACTTGAGCGGCGGTGTAAGTCCCTTTTGAAACGGTCTGTGATAATGCCTCGATAAGCGGGGTGATGCGCCCGTACATGGCTTTGTATGCCGCCATGATGCGCGTCATGTTCTGTGCGTCCTGTGTCGCCAACGCTACGCGGTATTGTCTTAATAATTCAAGAATGGGAGGTGCCATTTAATCGCTCCAATATCTGTGATCGATATACGTCCACGTCATCCACCTGCGACATTATCTGCCAGCACGTGGCACACGCTTTGCTCTCGGCGCGTCTGCCTTCCAGGTGCATACGCTGAAAATCACGCAGGGTCTTTCCGTTCCAGATATCCACCAGGCTTTCCTTACTTGCGTCCCCCATGATATTTGCCCAGCTCCAGTCCTCATTGCAGGGTTGTACCGTCCCGTTCCAATTGATGGTCATCTGGTACAACGTCCACGGGCAAACGATCTTATTCTTATTCGGTAACCCGTCAAACGTATCCGTAGCCTTGCCGAGCGTGAAATCCTTCAAGTCGGTGCGGCTCCAACCGTGTAAGTTTTCCACGGCAATATAATCGCTGATCGGCTCGAAGTTCCTGTAAAACTTATCTATCTCATCTTGATTGAAACCGACATCCGCCATCTTGACATATATTTGCGGTCTCGTTTTGCGGCGATGTAGATCCCATACGTTGGCTACCAGAGAGTTGTAATTTATCTTCTTGTGAGCCGTCTTTTCGTAGCCGGTATCATGTGGGGCAATGACGGATATTCCGATCATGTCCAGCCCGCAATCTGCCAGTCGGTCGTTCAAGGCGGGCGTCAATAATAATCCGTTGGTCTTCATCCAGACCTTTTCGGTCACACCCGCCTCTTTAAGATAGCGCACCATTTCAGGCAGGTTCTGATTTAGCAACGGCTCCCCGTCCTTGTAAATGTTTATCATCTTGAGCGGACGCGGGAACTGCTTCAGGTCATCTACGATCTTGGCAAATAGATCCCACTTCATAATGCCCGCCGGTCTACCTACGCTTCTAAGCAACGGTCTGTCAGCCGTTGGACAGAATGAGCATTCCAGGTTGCACAGGTTAGTCGGCTCCAGGTACATCAGCATAGGCGTATCCAATGGGACTACATCCTGTAGTTTGACGCGCTCTTTATTGCGCAGATCACAGCCTTGAATTCTCATAATTTGACCGCCATTAAGAAGGGATGATAGGGGGGTGAGTTTAATAGTTTCATGTCCACAATATTTAATTTACAGCGCGTTACCAGTTCAATTAACGACTTCTCTGTGAATAAATTTATGTGTTCGTGCCAGCGCTTTTTATCCGTTGCGTTATCCAGGCTAACTTCGATGTACAGGACGCCCCGCATATGCTTCTTAATACGTTCCAATTCACGCGCTGGATCGGGTGTATGTTCGATGACGTTAGCGAATACGATCAGGTCGTACTTGCCCGGTTTATCAATCAGCCTTCCGTATTCCGGCTGTACCCCGCTGATGTCGAACACGTCCGCCGAAGTTTCGCGAAACGGCGTGTTAATGCCACTGCCCCCACCCCAATCCAGGATGAGATAGTGTGGCGCGTAATATCCATTATCTGTTCCCCAATCGGTAACAATATTATCGGGTGAAAGAAACGGCAGTAGAAATTCTTCCACCTGTGGAATGTAGTGCAATCTGCCGCTGAAGCCAAGTTGTCGCATTCGGTAGCCCGGCTCGAACATCTCGCGCGAAGCAACATATTCTTCGTTACGGTATCCGTCATATAGACGCGATATTTCATTATCCGAATATCTCCAATCCAGAAACGTCACGCCACAATCGCGACAGCGCAAACTGTGACACTTTCTATCTTCGTCGAAGTCTCCACCATATTCGTATAGCTGCGCGAACGTGCGCCAAGCCACGAACGGCATGACCTCTGCCTTCCAACTGTCCAGTTCCTTGCTTCCACAACAGATACATTCGGTTGCTATTTTCATGTGAATAACGGCTCCTGTAATTGTGCTTGCTTTATCCGCTTCTCTGCTATTGCGAAGTATTTCGGGTCGATCTCGCACCCGATGAAGTTGCGCCCTAGTTGAACACAGGCTACGCCGGTCGTGCCTGAACCCATAAAGGGGTCGAAGATGGTGTCGCCGTCCTTCGTGGCACGTTCTATGATATAGCGCATTACTTCTTCTGGTTTTTGTGTCGGATGCTGTCTGACTATTTTCTCTTCTCTTAGTGCGCCCATCCATAAATGACGAAACACTTTAGTTGGTTTTTTTAGATTTGACCACGCTATTTCGCAATCCGAAAAGTTATCATCCCAACCGTTCCTCATTTTCTTGTCCCATACGATTACGCTTTCTGCTTTTCCAAGTATGTCTGCTAAGTGCTCAAATCCAAAAACAACCTGTATTTTTGATATTCTTTTAATCTCACTTAATTGTTCACTAGTCAGTCCGTCATCGTCCCATTTGACTGCATCATATTGTGTAGGCGAAACCATTCCACTCCCGCCGATTCTTCCACTCCCGCCGATTCTTATTCCATAGGGCGGATCAGTTATCACCGCATCCACCGACTTATCGGGCATGGACTTCATGTATTCCAAGCAGTCACCCAAGTGTAAGGTTACGTCAACGCCCAAGCCAGCCACCGTCCAGTTCCTTGCTTCCACAACAGATACATTCGGTTGCTATTTTCATGTGAATAACGGCTCCTGTAATTGTGCTTGCTTTATCCGCTTCTCTGCTATTGCGAAGTATTTCGGGTCAATCTCACACCCGATGAAGTTGCGCCCCAAATGGACACACGCAACGCCAGTAGTGCCACTGCCCATGAACGGGTCGAAGATGGTCTGCGCTTTGCTCATCTCAACGCACCACTTCATCAACTCTACGGGCTTCTGGGTTGGATGCTCCTTGTCCATTCCCTTCGGGCATTTCGTATACTCTCGCAATGCCCTATCGAAAGAAGTCCAAGCCAGCTCCCCGTCAGAGAAGTCGCCGCCCATTAGCTTCTGCCAGTACAACCACCCCATTTTTGGGGGTAGCATGTCGGCAAAGTAATTACCGCCCCATATAATCTGCCTATTAGACACGCGCCGAATCTCGTCGAAGAACTCTTGCGACGGTCTTTCGCTGTCCCATCCACGAGCCTCGTGTTTGGCATATCCCGGTCTTCCTCGTGTCCTGCAGGCTCCCCCGTCCTCTCCTATCCCATACGGCGGGTCGGTTATGACGGCATCCACCGACTTATCCGGCATCGTTTTCATGTATTCTAAGCAGTCGCCTAAATGCAGAGTAACGTCAACGCCCAAGCCAACCCCCATCGACCACGATAGTCGTGCCCGTCACGTACTGCGCCGCATCCGATACCAGGAACAACAGCGCACCCACCACGTCTTGCGGAGTGCCTATTCTGCCCGCCGGTATGCGCCCTATAATATTATTCATGTGCTGTTCGTCTTTGAATGTCAGCATATCAGTTTGAATAAAGCCTGGAGCAATGTTATTGACTGTCACTCCCAGAGGTGCCCACTCGTTGGATAAACACTTAGTCAAACCAATGAGCGCATGTTTGCTGGCTGCATACCCGCTGATATTACGCGCTCCATTGAAGGCAGAGATACTGGCAATGTTGATGATGCGCTTAGCTCCCAGATGCACCGCTTGCCTTGCCAGGTCAAATGGGGCAGTCAGGTTGACTTCTAATATGTCTTCCCATTCACCCAGTGGGTAATCCATCGCAGAGTATGAATGTGCAATACCAGCATTGTTTACCAATACGTCCGGCGGTCCAACCAGTTCTGTAATGTCGGACATCAGCCCGCGTCTGTTCTCGCGGCTGGACAGGTCAGCTCGCACATAATCGATATCCTTCGGCATATCGCCTTTGGTCGGACTTTGAGCGACCACTACAACTCTGTAACCAGCATCTTTCAATGCTAATGCGCACGCACGCCCGATGCCCCTGCGTCCGCCCGTGACGACTGCGACCTTATTCAATCCAGTCACGCTCGATCTGTACGTCTGTGGGGATATCTCGCTTGCATGTCCGACCAAGTAGGGAGTAGAACTCACTTGCTGGTATGCCTCCACCGGGTCGCTTGACCCACGTGTTGTCGTAGTCCAATACCTGGCCGGATCGGATAGGAGCAATTGAAACCACCGAAGCACTTGCGAACGCAATCGTAGATGTTTCTCCATGCTGTATTTCCTTCCTTCCACCTTTCGCCTGGCGAATGGCATTATTGCCCTCCACCAGCTGACGTAACTCGAACGGGATAATGCTGATGCTGTTATCTGGGCCTTCCCATTGACGGTCAAGCGTGAAATGCTTTTCCACAATATCCGCACCCAGCGCAATAGCCGCCAGTGCAGTATAGATACCTAGTGAATGGTCGGATAACCCGACCGGTATCTGGAATTCTCGTTGTAATTCCTGCATTGCACCCAGATGTACCTGGTCGTATGGGGTAGGGTACATGGATACACAGTGCATCAATGCGACCGGCTGGGTGATGTAGTCCAGCGCACGATAGATACCCTGTATGTCGTTCATACCAGTGGATAAAATGATCGGTCTACCCATTGCGTTGATGTGCTTCAGGAGCGGGTAGTTATTGCATTCGCCCGAGCCGATCTTGAACATACTCACGCCCATTCTGTCTAATCGCTCCGCAGCTGCACGACTGAAGGGGGTGCATAGATATTGCAACCCGCGCCATTCGGCATATTCCTTGAGCTCCCGTTCCTGCTCCTCGTTCAAGGCTGCCTTTTCCATGATGGAATAGATGTCTTCCTTTGCGTTGCCTGGAATGACGGTGCGTGCCAACGGGATCATTTCGTCTTCCAGAATATGGCACTGAAACTTAACGCACTTGCAGCCGGTCACTGCCACCGCATCTATCATCCGGATCGCCTTGTCCATGTCGCCGTTATGGTTGATGCCTATCTCTGCGATGATCTCAGGAAAGTTCATGGAATTCCTTCTCAATGACGTTCAGATCGACGGTCTTCAGTAATTCGACAATGAGTTGGGAGGCGTGCCCGTCCCCGTATGGGTTAGGAGCACCCTGAATGCCCTCTCTGAATTGCGGGCTTGTGGCTGTTCGTATGCCAGCCAGTATTTCGTCTGTGGTACAGCCTGCGTCGATGACGTTCTCCCCGCGCAGCCTGCCTTCCTGGCGACTGCCGATATTGACCGAAGGTAATCCAAAACTCGGCGCCTCCATAAGTCCAGACGATGAATTCCCTATAATAGCGAGCGAGGAGCGGAGCAGGTCGTAGAAACGCGCGGGAACAAGATTGGCATGCGCCTGTGCCCCTGCTCCTGGTTGCCAGTTGCAGAAGCGGCGCATCTTCTTGATTATGTTCCTCCCCGCCGTGTCTGCATTCGGTAGGATAAACACTATCGGCTCTGTGCATTGTTTGAGTGCCTCCAGCAGGTTGTCGATATATTCATCTGTGCGCTCGTACTCCAGCGTGACAGGGTGAAAGATGACCACCAGTGCGCCTGTAGCGATTGGCGCTCCATAACTTTCGTGGATCCCGTCTATGGCAGGGTTGCCCGTCACCCACACGTTTCGTTCACCCATTTGCCTTATGCGCTTTGCATTGCATTCTGCATAAGCAAAGTGGTAATGTGATAACTTTGTAATTACATGACGCAGGCTGTCGTCGAACGCGCCGATGGTGATGTCTCCGCCGCCCAGATGAGCGACAGGTATCTTGAATGGCAGGGCTGCCATAGCCGCCGCTGCTGCCTCGTATCTGTCGCCCGTGATCAACAGGATGTCCGGGCGCGTGCGCTCGTACGCCTGTGCGAAGCCGTTCATGGTGTTACCCATCGTCATGGATATTCCAGTGGGTGTGTCGCTGGACATCTGGCTCTCGATGCGCTCTGTTATCGGGTATTCGATCTGCTTCCAGGTATTGCCGAACTCGGGGGACAGGTGCGCACCAGACACGAATAGTTGCAGCGACAGGTCAGCATCTTTGGTTATTTGCCGCAATACCGGACGCAATATGCCATACTCGGCGCGTGATGTGGTGATGACGCCTATTTTTCGCATCTATTCCTTCGGTGGTGGAACTTCATCATGGGGGACGTGCACGACGCGAATATCCACGCCAAACGCCCGTCCGACCTTCTTAATATCAGGGAAGGTTGCCCCTTCGGAAATTCTCTCGAA